TAATCACAAATAATGAAAAACATTATATACCAACAAAAGAATTTGAATATACTAACAATGATTTTGATGATGGTGAATGGCTAAGAGAATTTGGCTATGAGCCTATTGAACAATTAGAGCCTATTTCATATACACACAGTAGAGGCTATGTTGTATATAGAAGTGGTACTACCGTTTGGAGGAAAATACCGAGGTAACTTAGGTAGTTAAAGTGACTTAAGTACCGTAACGCATAGGAGTTGAACCTAATTTATGTTAGAATATAATACTCCCAAGAGTGTCGATTACCTAAACATAATAATTTATGCAAGGTAAAAATGTATGCTAAACTGGATTAGAATTGACTAATCGTGTAGTATGGAGGTAACTCCCAGAAGTAGAGGATAAAAAGCCTTTACGATAATAACTGGCCACAGAGTTTCTACAACCAAGCAACAGCAAGACTTTCAGTTGATGGTGCAAAACTATTTTGTAACTGCAACCCCGAAAGTCCTTATCATTGGTTTTACACAGATGTACTTAGTAAGTTAAAGGAACAGAATGGTTTATATATTCACTTTACTATGGACGATAATTTGACCTTATCCGATGAGGTAAGGGAAAGATATTCAAAAATGTATAGTGGTGTGTTTAGAGACAGATACATAGAGGGTAGACATACTTGCCCTGCTTATACCGAAAGGTATTTGAAAAATAAAGTGATTTAAAATTGGAAGGCTAAGTTATATAATATGCTAATCAATTACCAATCAACAGCAGAAATGTGTTGAAGGTTTAGAGACTAGATAAGTAACCTAAGTGTATTTGCATATGGTGAAAGTCCAAGAAATATCGCAGCCTAAGTTATAGTAATAATAATATGGTTAAGAGATAGTCCAACTCTAGGGGAAATCCTAGTTGCAAGATAAAGAGCTTGCACAGTGAAGATAAGAAGTGGGTAGTTGCAAATGGCTTGATATATGATATGTTTAAGCAGAAGCACGAAGTAGAACCAGAAGATATTCCTTATGATGATATTGTAAAATGGTGTGTTGGTGTCGATTACGGTACAGGAAATGCTACCACATTTCTATTAGTAGGTAAAACTGCTGATGAGGTTATGTATGTCTGCAAAGAGTATTATTTTGCAGGTAGATTAGAGGCACAGGCTCAAAATGATTTTGAAGCACAGAAAACAGATTTAGAATATTCAGAAGATATGAAGCAATTCATAACAGAGAATTATAATTTAACAGGTCAAGTATATAGGTCAGGCCCTAACGGAATGACTATTGTAGCTGACCCAGCGGCAGCAAGTTTTATATTGCAGTTAAGACGAATGAGAATGAAAGTGTCTAGAGCAGACAATACAGTGTTAGATGGTATACGAACTGTAGCAACATATATAGGTGATGATAAGTTGTACATTAGTACAGAGTGTGTAAATACCCTTAAGGAAATTCATACCTATATGTGGGATAATAAAGCACAGTTACAGGGTGTAGATAAGCCTGTAAAGGTAAATGACCACTGCATGGATGCTCTTAGGTATTCAGTAATGAAGCTTAAAGGTAAAAATAAGATAAGTGGTGCTGCCAAGCATATTGGAATTTAAAAATTGGGGGTGGAGAATTGCCAAAAGAAGGAAATAAGCAGGTTGGTGTAAAAAGAACTGTGTATGATAATGGTGGTGGTTTATCAGAGTTCATTGATGCTGATACTAGGCAGAGTGAAACTATGAAAGCAATTTTGACTGCTGCACCATATACAGGTACACCTGTAAATAAGTATAAACTGCTTGATGATTGTTATAGAGCAAGCGGTGGATTTGAGACTGGTGAGTATATAATTCCTCACCCTAGAGAGTCTATTGAGAAATATGTTCGTAGACAGAATATGTCATATTACATTAATTATGTTAAGCCAATAATTGATGCCCATGTAAATCCTATTTTTAAGGTAGAGCCTACAAGACAGGGTATGAGTAATACTTATAGTTTATTTGTAAACGATGTTGATGGCAATAATACTTCATTAACTAGATTTATGAAGAAAGTCGCTATTAATGCTAAGCTACATGGTGTACAATTTATTGTTATGGATATGGAGCAGATTGACAGTTCTGAGGTAATTACAGAGAGTGACATCATAAATCGTAGGCTGTATCCTTATCTGTATTCCATTAGTCCATCTCAGATAACTAATTGGTCTACTGATAAGTTTGGCAGAATTAATTGCATTTCTTATAGCATCTCTACAAAAGAGATTGATGCGAATGGTGATGTAAAAACTATTGTTGAAGAGTGGGTTTGGACAAACACTATTTGCAAGAAAACCGTAGATGGCGTTACTACTAAGTTTACTAATCACTTAGGTATGATTCCAGTTATTCCAGTTTACGGTGTAATTAATGCTACAGATGATTTGATTCCTCAGAGTGATTTGTATGGTATTGCAAGAACTTCATTAGCTTTGTTTAATGCTTGTTCAGAGTTAAGAGAGCGTAATCGTCAGCAAGCTTTCTCAATTTTAACGTATCCTATTGGTGATGATGATGATTATGATAGTGGTGATGAGCCAATATCTGTTGGTACTGCTGATATGTTGATGTATAGAGCATCACATAGTAGACCAGAATTTATTACACCACCAACTGATTCTTCCGATATGTTAGAGGCAGAAATTAAGATGATGATTCGTGAAATTTATCGTCAAGCAAATATGCAGTTTGCCACACAGGAACAAGTTTCAAATGTTAGTGGACTGGCCAAGGCATACGATAATTTGCAATTATATGAAACTATTAATGAATTGGTAGAGGGTGTACAGACTGTAGAGCATAAGTTAGCTAAATTATTTGGTTTCTATATGGGAGAGGATATGAATAACTTCTCTGTAGTATATAATCATGAATTTGGCGTATCTGATGTTGCATCTACATTAGCTAATGCTACTACTACATTAGGTTTGAATATTTGTGAAGGGCTTAATTATGAAACTAAGCGTAAGGTTATTCGTTCTATGTTAAGTGATGTAGACCCAACTGTTGTAGACAGTGTTCTTAAAGAGCTGGAGAATATGCCTAGTCGTGGAGAAGCAGTAGATGTTTCACAGGTTAGTGTTGTACAACCTACAGGAAATTGATAGGGGAAGTTGATTATGTGGAGTTATGTGAAAACTTGTTTTAGTAATATGTTATATGCAAGTTACTATGCTATATTGAGAAACTTTAATGAGTTTACTTATACATTGTTTTATGTTATGTCTAAGTAATTTGACAAAACATTAGTTTTATGCTATAATAAGGCATAGTGATAAAATAATACTTTATCACAGTAAAGTATTAACGAAGTAAGGAATATATCAGATTATTATGGAGGAAGAAACACATGGATTTTGAGGAACTTTTGAAAGCACTCGGACTCGATAATGATGAGTCTAAAGAGAAAGCTGCCATTCTTAAGAAGGAGTATAATGCTTCTAAGAAGGAAATTAATGAGTTGACCGAAAATGTTAAAAAGCTTACCGAAGATGCAGAGGCAAGTAAGGCAACTGCCGAGAAGCTTGATATTGTTGTTAAGGCTTTTGGTCTTGATGTTGGAGCAGAAGATTTTGATAAGAATATTCAAGAGTCTAAGGATAAGCTTGTTAAAGAAGCTGGTGGTGGTCCAGAACCAGAGGAAGTTAAGCAGATGAAGCTTGACCTTAATCGCACTAAGCGTGAACTTGATAAGAGTTCTAAGACTATTGAGGAACTTACTACACAGCTTGAAGGCGAAAAGACTCAGAGACTTAATAATGTTAAACGTACTGCAATTCAAAAAGCAGTTATTAAGAATAACTTCATTGACCCAGAGGTGTCTATTGATTTGTTTATCAATAAGGCCACTGTAGATGAGGATGGCGTTACCGTAACCATGAAGGGTGCTGATGGCACTGACCTTCCTGTTGCTGATGCTATTGCTGATTGGGCTAAAGACCACGAAGGATTCATCAAGAAAGATGTTAAGGGTGGTATGGGTTCTAATGGCAACAACAATGGTGGCGGTCAGAACGAAGTTAGTCCTTTCATGCAGAATTTAATCAAACAGCAGTCAAACGGTGGTGCAGGTGGACAGCAAACTAAGTCCCTTGGAGAGCTGTTTGGCTAATCGGTAAATATGTTATAGAAAGGGGACATTTGGATAATGTCAATCAATTTTAGTTGGAAAAAGGTAGACGGTTTTGATAAGGAACTGTTGCTTTATGGCGAGGGTTATATTGGCAAGCCAGTAACTCTTGACCAAAATTCTGGTGGTGTTGTTACCACTGACAAGGGTAGAAAGATTATTCCACAGGGCGTATATCTCTATGGTGCTTCTAATTCCCTTATTACTAACCCACAGCAGATGGCAGTAGTAGTTGCTCCTACTTCTGCAAAGGCAACTGTAACTATTGGCACTAAGCTTGTAGTTACTGCAAAGGCAGAGGGTGATGTTGCTATTGATGTAGAGCTTAAGAAGGGTTCTGCAAAGAAGGCTTCTGTTGAAACTACTGCTTCTAAGGTTACTGTAAACCTTGGTGTAGATAAGAATGACAACATTGTTTCCACTTATGGTGATGTTGTTAAGGCAATCAACGATAATCAAGATGCAAATACTTTGGTTGTTGCTTCTCTCGTTGCAGAGGCAGATGCAGAGGTTGTAGCTGTTGCAGGTACAGGCACTACTGCTAATGGCGGTGCTACTACTGTAGCAAGCGATATTGATGGCGTACTGCTTCATAGCATTGATGTAACTGATGGTGAGGCTACTGGTGCTATGATGATTGCTGGTTACATTAATATGGATAATATGCCAGAAGTACCAGGTGCAGCAGTAATGGCTAAGTTGCCAAATATTCATTTTGGTAGAATTGACTAATAGGGAGGAAATATAGAGTGAATCTTTTTGATATTGTAACTCCTGCGAATATTACAGCATATTGGGATAACTCACAGGCTAGTCAAGAGTCCTACATGGGCGACTTCCTGTTCCCAGTGAAGAAGATTGCAGGTATTGAACTTAATAAAATCGGTGGTCGTGCAGGACTTCCAGTAGCTTTGAAGGAATCCATGTTTGATACACAGGCTACTTACCGTGACCGTCAGAGCATTGAAGTAGCTAAGTCCAAGATGCCATTCTTCCGTGAGAGAATGAAGGTAGACGAGGAACTTCGTCAGCAGATTTTGGCTATTTCCAATGATGCCATTCTTAACACTTATGTAAATCGTATCTTTGATGATGCTAATAACCTCATTAAGGGTGCAAAGGTTTCCCGTGAGCGTATGGCTATGCAACTTATCTCTACAGGTAAGGTTAAGCTGAACGGCAACGGTGTTAAGCTTGAATATGATTATCACATGAATAAGAAGCAGAAGGTTTCTGCATCTACTTCTTGGCATAATACAGCAACTTCTACTCCAATTCAAGATATTATTGATTGGGTAGACCAGTTCAACAAGGATTTCCGTGTTAAGCTTGGTTATATGGTAATGACTACAGCAACCTTTAATCTCATTAAGGCTTCTCAGTCTGTAGCTAAGCAGTTGTATCCTACTGCTACTTCTGTTGCAGGTCTTTTGGTTCTGCCACAGCAGGTTAAGGATTTAATTAAGAACGCTACAGGTTTGACAATTCTCATTAATGATAATGCTTATGCAGAGACAGTTGGTGGTGTAGCAGTTCCATTCTTCCCAGATGATGTTGTTACTTTCCTGCCTGTTGGTGGTGTTCTTGGTAACATGGTTATGGGTACTACCCCAGAGGAAGTAGATTTGCTTACTAATCCTAAGTTTGCTCCTAACACTCGTATCGTTGATACTGGTGTAGCAGTATATACTAGAACTATTGACCATCCAGTTAATGTAGAGACTGTTGTTTCTCAAATTGCTTTGCCTTCCTTCGGTGCAGATGTAAATGGCGGTGCTGGCTCTATTCTTATCGCTAATGTAGCGTAAGTTTATGGCTACCCAAAAGATACACCTAAAATCATCTGATATAATAAACGCTGAGTCAGTTAAGGAGCATATTCGCTCCTTGCTGGCAGATGCGTGTAAGATGGTAAGAGATAGGGCTAGAAAGCACATTAAGGGAGAAAATGGAAAGCGTCATTATATAACTGGTAGATTGTATCATTCAATTAGATATGCTACAGAGGCTAGACAAACTAAGAGTGGCTATACTGTAACTGGTAAGGTATTTATTAATGAGGCTGAGACACCTGCTGAGAAAACTAAAAAAGTTCGTTCATATTCTTATTTTATTGTGCATGGTACTAATGATTGGCACAGAACAATTTCTGAGGCACAATCTGGAAGAAAGAAAGCTTTAAAGTGGTTTGATAAGCGTAAAAATAGGAAGTTTAGGGCTTTGTGGCATAGAAAAGGTGTAGAGGCAGATGATTTCTTACATGATGCTTTAGAGGATTGTAGGGCTGATATAGTTAAGATGTTTGAAAATGGTGTGAGGATGATAGAAGTTGAGTTCTGAGGAATTTAGAAAATACTTTGACCCTAAGACATTAGATGATGCTTTGCTTAGAACTTATGTAACTCCTGCAATAGTGTATGAGGCAAGTCAGTTCGTAGAAGCTACAGCATTAAGTTATAATGTACTACCTAACATGATTAAAGACCCTACTCCTTATGTAGTTGAGAGATTAGCTACCTTGTATGCCTATAAGACAGCAGCTCAAAGAAAAGCAACATTTAGTAAGGGCCATAGTGCAGATGAAGATTCATTTGCATTGAAGTATAGAATGTATAAAGACTTACTTGAAGATTTGTTAGGTAAGATTAACGCTGGTTCATTTACAGATGGTGATTTAGCAAGACGAAGAAGATTTCCTGCTACAATGAGTATAGCGAGGAATTAAAATTATGAAGAGAAAATTATATTGGTTTCCAATAGGTAATAAATTAGTAGACTTTTTAAAGGGCTTCACATATAGTGATGGCTCTAAACTATTCAGCAAGATTACAGATAGAGATGATATGACAATAAAGTTGGGTTCGGGTAACTTTGGTGAGTTTCCTGCCATTTGGGTATTGTTTGGTTCAGAAGATGATATAGAGAAACAAGACAAAATAGTTGGTAGAACTATTGAGTATTGGATTGATATATTTGTAAACAGTGAAGCATCTCCCGATGAAGATTTTACTAATTGGTCTTATAAACAGGCTTATGAAGTAGAAAGAGAATTGATGTTTGCATTAGAAGTATTCAATAAAAAGCTTCAAGCTGATTACGGTTTAGGAACTAAAATATCTGTAAAAGAAATATTGTCTGATGGTGATAGTAATGCTCCTGCAACACTAAACCATAGAGCAATAGTAACAGTTGAATGGTATAATTAATGTGTTATTACTGAAACGATAACATAAATAAAATTTCATGGGAGGAATTTAATAGATGGCTAATCAAGCATTTAGCGAAGCCGAAGATTTGATGGTCGGTGCTGGCGAACTTTATTTTAAGCGTAAAGACGATGTACATGGCCTTCATCATCTCGGTAATGTAGAGGAATTTAATATTACTACAGATGTAACAACTGTAGAAAAGAATAGCTCTATGAATCGTAAGAGAGAACTTATGGCCAGTGTAGTAACTGCTGTATCTCCTACAGGTTCTATGACTATGACTGAATATAATCCATATAATATGGCTCTTGGTCTGTTTGGTGCAGAGAATGTACATAAGCAGGTAGCTACTACTATGGTAGATGAGCGTTATGTAGTACCAAGTGTTCCAGGTATCATTGAGTTGAAGGATGCAGATGGTAACAGATATTACAATGCAGGAAATATCACTGCTAAGATGTCTGTAGCTATTCCTTCTGCTGTTGGTTCTCCAGTTCCAGCTATGTCTTTTGCTACATTTATTGGTACTTATTCTTATAGTAAAAATGAGGATATTTATGTAGCAATTACTAAGGCTGCAACTACCCCAGGTGATGTTGATGGTTTGGAAGTAACTTTCCAAGTAGGTCTTGACCATGCAGCACAGGTATATCCTGTAACTACTACAGGTACTTCTGTAACTATTCCACTTGACCATAGTGATAGAGTTACTGGTGTAAGTATGGTAATTACTCTTGGCCCAACTGATGATTTGGCTTCTGAGGTTAAGAGTTCTGCAATCGCAGGTTCTAAGATTTCTTGTACTGCTTTGAAGTCTGATTTGAAGCCAGATGTGGATTATGTGGTTGAGGACCAGTCCAGTCGTGCAGGTTTCATTAAGATTCCAGAGGGTTCTTCTTTGAAGAGAAACGACACAATTCTCATTAGTGCAGATATTCCAGAAGCAGATTATGTAACTGTATCTGGTGGTAATGCAGGTGAAATTGAGGGTGAACTCTCATTCATTGGTGACCCTAACCAAGGCGATAGATATATTTTAGAGGCTTGGGATGTAAAGATTCAGCCAGATGGCGACCTTACTGGTCTCATTGGTTCTGATTTCGGTAGCTTCAACCTCAATGTTAAGTTCTTGGCTGATTATAAGAATCATAGACAGTATCCATACTATAAGCTTACTAAAGTTGGTAGCGCAAGTGGCACAGAGGTTGCGCAGGGTGTATATGACCCTCTCAACTAATTAATATAGAAAGAAGAAGGTAGAGTTTTCTGCCTTCTTTTTTTTTTATTTGACAAAATAAGCTTCTTATGATATAATCATCTTACGAGGTGAATTTGAGTGGAAGATTTAATTGGAAAGAAGTTTAATAGTTGGACTGTATTGGATTATGCAGGAACTAATAAGTGGAATAGGCAGTTAGTTAAGTGTAGGTGTGATTGTGGCACTGAAAGAGTTATAGAATTAAACAATTTAGTTGGTGGTCGTTCTAAGTCTTGTGGTATGTGTACAACTAATAGTTTGGTCGGTAAGAAGTTTAATCATTGGGAAGTTTTAAGTTATGTTGGTAAGCGTTCTGGCCATCACTATTATAATTGTAAGTGTGATTGTGGTACAGAGCGTGAGGTTAATAAAGCAGCATTGATGCGTGGAATATCTAAGTCTTGTGGTTGTCATTTAGAGAATGTTGGCAAAGTAGTTAATGGGGTAAAGATACTTAGTTGTGTTAGCGGTAAGACATATGTATTTGAGTGTCCTTATTGCGGTAATGAGTTTACAACAGTTCTTAGTCGTGTATCATCTGGCCATGTGACATCTTGTGGCTGTAAGTCCAAGAGATTGAAAGAGCTTATAGGTCAGCGATTTGGTAAGTTGACCGTTGTTAGTAGGGCAGGAAATAAAAATAGCCATTCTATGTGGAATTGTATCTGTGATTGTGGTAATAAGAAAGTTGAGTATGGCTACACATTGACAGGTGGTATAATAACATCTTGTGGTTGTGAGAATAATAAGATTAATTTTAATGGTTCACAGGCAGAGAATGATATAAAGAATTATATTTTAGAGTTAAATCCAAATTTAAATATAGCTAAATCTAAGTGCCTTGATGGTAAAGAAATAGATATTTATATTAAAGAGTTGAATTTAGGTATTGAGTATAATGGCAGTGCCTATCATGCTAGTATAGGTAATATTTATGAAGATAAGAAACCAAGTTATCATAGAGATAAATTTATGTTAGCTAAAGATAAGGGAATACATTTGGTTAGTATTTTTGATTTTGATTGGGAGACTAACCAAGATAAGATTAAATCTTATATTAGAGATTTGATTTTAGGTACTAGCGTAATTTATGCAAGAGATTGTGAACTTAAATTCATTGGTGAAGTAGAAGCAAAGGCATTTACAGAGAAGTATCACTTACAGGGCTGTGCAAAATTGCAGAAGATAAATTATGGTTTATATTATAATGGTGAATTAATCTCTGTTATGGGTTTTGGTATACCTAGATATAAGAAGGATGGCTTTGAGTTGCATAGGTATTGTGTTAAAAGTGGAATTACTGTAGTGGGTGGTGCCAGTAGATTACTTAAAGCTTTTGAGAAGGAATATAGTCCAAAAGAATTATTAAGTTATAGTAATAATGATTATTTTATGGGAGATATTTATGATAAGCTTGGGTTTGAAAATGATGGTCAGACTAATGTAGATTATTTTTGGGCAACTAATACTGGCTATTTTAAACGAAGTGAGTGTCAGCCTAAAACACTTAAGAATAAGTATTCTGAGTTGTATCAAGAGGCTATAAGTAATAATGCTAGTAGTAAAGAGGTTTATGTAATGCTTAAGCTTGGAGCTAGAAAAGTATACCGTTGTGGTAATACACGTTGGATTAAAAAGTATTGACAATCACTCTTAATTGTGGTATATTATTATTGGGGTGGTTGAATGAACTACATAATAGATAAGTATTGTAATAAATTTAGAAGTGTTGGTAATGATAAGTCAAAATTAATTAAGTTATATGTTGATATGTTGCATGAACTTAGTGATAAATCTGCATTTGTTGGTTATAAAGAGTGCTATAATATGTTTACTACAGTTTGGCATGAAGCTGTATATTATGTTGAGCAAGAATATGGCTTTGAGGATGTTCATACTAATAAGGCATTTTTAGATGAAGTATTGTGGGCATATACTAAGTTTTTTGAGCCAACTTTTGTAGATTTTCTTGAACTGACTAATAGTGGTGGGAAGAAAAGGTGATTGACATGACTCTTGATGAGGCAATTAAGCATTGTGAGGAAATCGCATATTCAAAATGTGATAAGTGCGGTGAGGAGCATAAACAACTTGCTGAATGGTTAAAAGAATTGAAAGAGAGAAAAGAAAAAAATGTAAGTGGATAAGATATGATTATAGGACTATGTGCCCTAAGTACCATGACATTGATAATCCATATTGGTGAATTCCCGAAAATCGTAAAGATACATTAAGATATTGTCCGTATTGCGGAAAAGAAATTTATTATTTTGGTTAAAGGATATGAAGAATAGTACAGTAGTGAAGAAGATAGGTGATTGATGATGAAAGATAGAGATGTTGTTAGGGATATTGCCGAATCTCGTATGAATGATATTTATACGTTGGAAGAGCAGTACGATGGTAAAAAAGAGCATTGGCAGAGTCATGTTAGGAAGTTTAATAAAATTCGTGATGATGTCATATCTGAAATATTTTGTAGTGTAGCTAGGATTAACACATATTATCCATTTTCTATTTTATGGGATAGAGCAGAAAGTTTCGCTCAGAAGTATGAATGGCCTTTCTTTGTAGATGAAATTGTGGGCATTTGGGATATTTATGTTGATTTGGAAAGTGATTTATTGCATATCACAAACTTATATGGGGGATTTAATGCGAAAAGAGACAACTAAATTTTTAACAGATTTATTGATTGCAGATAGATTATCAGATAGACAATATTATGCTAAAGAGGTTACTGTAGATGCAAATACAGTTAAGGCAAAAAGAGTAGATGTTATGCAATTTGTACCTGCTGGCGTTTTCCATGTCTCAGATATAGAGAAGGGTAGATTCATTTGTTATGAGATTAAATCGTGCGTACAAGATATTTATAGTGGAAATGGATTAAATTTTTTAGGTGATGAGAATTATATTGTAACTACTGCTGAGACATATAAGAAGCTACTTGATAGTGGTGATATTGGTAATGGTAAGTTACATAATTATATCAAGGAAAATTATCCAGAGTCGTCCACAAAGTTTGGTTTTATTATTGCAGTACCTAAGAGTGTGGACGGAAGAAGTGATAAGTTAGTTATGCAGGAAATAGAAAATCCTACACCATTGGGTGACATTAAGGACTTTAAGCTGTTAAACATAAATTGTGGTCATGTTCTGTCAGCAAAGAGAGATAAACCGTTAGTAGAGTTAATGTTTTGTATGTTGAGAGCGAAACATAATTGGTCAAATAGGAGTTGATAAGATGGACTGGATTACAGAAGAAGTAGAGTGGATTTCTTGGAATGATAGTTTATTTATAAGTAAGCGACATATTTCTAGTGTTAACATCAATAGAGATGCTTATGTTGGTGAAATTTATATGGATAATGGTAAAGTACATAAACTTAGTGGCACAAAAGAGATAGATGATTTTTGGCAGTTAATGTTTGGTAAAAATTATTACTGATGGTGGTGATTGAAGTTGAATAGAAATTTAGATGGAGCTTATTTTAGAATTAAGCGAAATGGAAAATTTGAAAACATTTGTTTCAGTGATTTAACAGATGAAGAAATGGATGAAATTCTTGGCACAAAGAATGTTGAGTGGTGTAGAAGTATGTGTAAGTTGTTGGCACACACACTTCAAGATATCGGTGAAGAGTTTGGTATAGTTTGTCAGATTTGACAAATTGTTTGTATTATGCTATAATGACTATATGATATCAGATAAACTGGAGGAATTAGGACAATGAACGCAAATGAAGAAATGGAACTTTTGCTTTCTGACCAAGAGGTAAAAGTTGGTGGTAAGACTGTATTGGTACATAAATTTCCAATGCTTGCTGCAATTAGAATTACAGCAAAGATTTCTAAGCTTGTTGGTAAGGCCATTAAGGACGAAGATACGACAAGTAATGTAGAGACAGCTTTTAATGCTATTATCCTTAGTGGTGGTGATACTGAAGATTCTAAGGCTTACTTGGCTTATGGTATCAGAATCCTTATGGAAATGTTTGGTGAAACTCTTGTAGATATTATTGGTGATATTATCCATAAGTCTACTGATTTGGGTAAAGAGGAAATTGAGGCTATTGATTTGGAAGAGGGTCTTGATTTACTTACTGCTATCTATGAGGTTAATAAAGGTTTTTTTACGAAATTTACGAACAAGCTAAAGGTAGCAACAACTCCAAAGGAGACAGAGGAAAAGCCAAAAGGAAAGAAGAAGAAGGAGTAAGTATTTATAATGTTATAAATACATTAATTGCTCACGGACACGGAACTAAAGAATACATCCTTAATAATTATAGTAAAGAAGATATAACTATGTTTTATGAGCAGTGCATAAAACATGATATGCGAGATACTGCTGATATGGTTACTGGCGTAAGTTTGGGAATAGCTTCCTCATTCGGAGCAGGGAAAAAGGTAGCAAAGATTATAGATGATATGAGGAAGTGATTATTGTAGGTGGTTTAGATATTACAGGTAATGTTTATGGCAGACTAACTGCATTACGAAAAACTGATAAGCGTAGTCCATCTAGGAGTATTGTTTGGGAGTGTAAGTGTACTTGTGGTAATATTGTGGAAGTACCTGCTTCAAGCCTCAGAAGTGGTCATACTAAGTCATGTGGTTGTTACCATGCAGATGTATCATCTAAGAATAATTTTAGAGATTTGGTAGATATGAAGTTTGGTGAGTTACTAGTAACATCTTTTGCATACACTAAGGCTGGTAGAGGTTCATATTGGAACTGTAGATGTTCTTGTGGTAATGATATAGTAGTTAGAGGATGTAGTTTAACTACTGGTCATACTAAGTCATGTGGGTGTATTAATAAGTATCCAGACATATCTGGTAAGAGATTTGGTTATTTGGATGTAATTGAATTTTCTCATAAAGATGTTACTGGTCATTATTATTTTAAGTGTAGGTGTATGTTGTGTGGTAACATTACCATAAAGGCTGGAAATAGTATAAGGCGTGGTTTAACTAGGTCTTGTGGCTGTTTATCTAAGTTTAGTGGTGGCTCTACACAAGAGAATGATATAATATCTTTTATAGAACAATTAAATGCAGATTTGACTGTTATTGCTCACGATAAAAGTATTTTAGATGGTAAAGAGATAGACATATATCTACCAGAACTAAAATTAGGAATTGAATATAATGGTTCTGCTTATCATGCAACAGAAAATGCAATTTACGCAGATAAGGATAAATATTATCACAGAGATAAGTTCCTTTTAGCTAAAAATAAAGGAATTAGGTTAATATCAATATTTGATGTTGACTAT